ATGAGTTTTATAAGGCTGAAGCAGAACTCCCAGGTATCACAGCACAATTTGCCAAGATGCTTGTGGGAGGTTTGTTACGTAAACAACCTATCTTGACATTACCGAATAATGTGCCTGAAGAAGCTAAGAATTGGATAATCAATGAATTTGGTAAAGACGATACTCCATTAACATCTTTTCTTGATGCTGCATTGTACGATGAAGTACAAACTTCAAGAGCTTGGGTTTTTGTGGATTACCCTCAAATAACAAATCCACAAGCATTGTCGAATGAAGATTTTAAAAAGTTCAAACCATATCCGATATTGCAAAAAGCAGAATCCATCGTGAATTGGAGAACAAGAACAAACAGTCATGGCAAAACTCTTTTGGATAGAGTTATTGTTCGTGGATATAGAGAAAATTACGAAGTGAATGAATTTCATCCAACATTCAGAGATACTGTTTGGGTACATGAATTGGATGATCAAGATTTATATCGTATCAGAGTTTATGAGAGATCTTCAGATACCTCACAAGTTACCGTGATTGACGGTAAACAATACAAGAATTATAATAAAGAAAAAGCCCCTTTCGAATTGATCGAGACCATTGAGAATATTTTGTCAAATGGTGAAAGGTTGAACTATATACCCGCATGGCCTCTCAATGGTACAGTTGATGCCGTTGAACCTATGCTCATGGCTGTTATTGATAAAGAAATAAGTCTTTATAATAAAATAAGCAGACGTAATCATCTGTTATATGGTGCTTCGACTTATACACCCATAATTATTTCGGATATGCCGGATGATGATTTTGATGAGATTGTTCAAGGCGGTTTGGGTACATGGTTAAGACTAAGACAAGGTGATGACGCCAAAGTTCTTGAAACCCCGACAGCGGCATTACAAGATATGGATAGAGCCATAGCAGCTTCCATTGAAGAAATGTCAAAACTAGGTATTAAGATGTTATCTCCTGAAACTGCACAGTCCGGTGTTGCTTTGGAAATACGCAATGCGGCTCAAACAGCTCAACTCGGTACTTTGAGTAACAAGATCAGTAATGTGATGAAACAAATCATTACTTGTATGATTAATTGGAGATATAACTTACAATTAACTTCAGCTGAAGTTGAGTTTACATTGACCAGTGATTTCAATCCTGTACCATTGGGTTCTGATTGGTTACGACTTGCGACTGAATGGTATCAAGGCGGTTTAATACCACGTTCTGTTTGGTTACAACTATTAAAACAAAATGATATGGTTGAACCGGAGTATGATGATGAAGCAGCCAAACAAGAAATAACAGCTGATCAACTTCTTATGCCTCAACAACCCAATGATGCTTATGCACAAACTATAGGACAACAATAATGAGAAAAGGTAAAGGTTCAAAACCTTCTTTAATAGGGAATAAAAATGCTTCTGGACCACATCGTCTTAAAAGGATAGCAGGTCATACAGCAAGATCGACTCTAGGTGCTGTTGCAGGGACCGCAGGGGCTTTAGGTCTATTTGCTATAAAAACAGCAATAACAGGGGCTAAATCTAGTGCAAATGCCGGTGTTGCAGGCGTATTAACAGGAGCTGCTGTTGGAGGCTATGCCGGTTATAAAATTGGTAAACACCTAATAAACAAAAGAAAGAAAAAGATTTAAAAGGAAAGTTTAATGCCACTCAAGAAAGGTTCTTCAAAAAAGACAATATCTATGAATGTGAGTACCGAAATGAAACACGGTAAACCACAAAAACAAGCTGTGGCAATTGCTCTAAGTATGGCTGGAAAAACTAAAAAGAAAAGGAAATAAAACAAATGGCCATTAATGCTAATACACAAATTTATGATAAGACACTAGATAGAGCAGCTATGATACGTCTGTTCGAAAGACGAGTTAACGGTAAAGTTGAGTTGATCATTGATGGTCATGTTGTTCGTCTGGACAAGTTAATTAAAGATGCAAATTTATCTCAAAAAGGATATGAAACTTTCAGAGAAGCTGTGGATCAAGAATTACAAGGAACTTTTCGAGAGGCTTTCAACACTTCTCGAAAAGATCTTGTTGCTATGGCAGCAGACCAATTATCGTTCACATACCAAAATATTGAAGCTTCAATGGGTAAGATTTGGCAAGTTAAAAAGCCAAGAATTATACCTGAAACTTTAGTTTTAGAAAGACCTTTATATAATGACAGAACACTTGCCGCAGGATGGGTGGGAGTAAGTCTTAGTGAAAAGAAAAGACTTGAATCATTAATTCGTAAGGGTATTGCCGAAGGTAAAACAAATAATGAAATTGCTCTTGAAGTGAGAAAAAGTAATATTCATAACATTACAAGACAACAATCTCAAACACTTGTAACAACATCAATCACAAGTGTAAGATCACAAGCGGATCGTGAAGTTTACAAAACCAACGAAAAAGCTCTGGAAGGGTGGCAATATGTGGCAGTTCTGGACGCGAGAACAACACCTCTGTGTGCGCACAGGGACGGGGAGATCTACCCTATCAGCGACACAAAACACTTGCCTCCGGCACACTGGCATTGCCGTTCAACAACAGTTCCGGTTTTTAAATCTTGGGAGGACATTTCGAAAATTGAAAATGTTGCTCAAGTAAGACGACAAAATATAGCAAATTTAACAAAAGAACAAATAGCGTTTTATGATGGACAAACACCATTGAAAGAAACATATAATGACTGGTTGTTTAGACAATCTACAGATGTTCAGCTCAGACATCTGGGTGACTATCAAAAACTTGAACTGTTTCAATCAAATCAGCTTACTGTTGATGGTTTCACAAACGCTGAGGGTAATACAATAGGTATTAAAGAACTTAGAGCTATGACCGATTCAGGCTATACGCTTCCGAATGATACAATACGATTTGCAAACGCAAAAGCTCGTTTGGATTCTATGCAGTTATACGCAACAAGTCCTGATGATTTTATAAGAGATGCTAAGTTGACGCAAACACTTCAAGATTATTATTTATTACAATCGGGTGAATTAAACGGAACGCTCTCTTTAACAAATTATCGAGGTGCTTTGATCGGTAACAAAAAAGCAACAAAGACTAGAGTCTTAACAACACTGCCAAGAGAAGATCAAATGGTCTTCAATCCAGTGACAGGTAGGTACGAAGATACACGTTTATATCAGCCTAATATTGGTGTATTGAATAATAATTTAAGACTTGTTGATGAAAGTGATAAACTTTTGGATAAAGATAAAGAGTTTATTAACAATTTTATTTCAGGCTTATCTGAGAAGATGAGTGCCAATGAAAGAGCTGTGGTTGCGGACAATCTCAGGATTGTATTTGGTCGTCAGCGTGAAAATAAAGAACTTTGGAGCAACTTTAAAGCTGTAACACAAGGCCAGATTAAATTTGATGTGATGAACGTATCTGATGCTATTGAGACGCAGATACGAAAAAATTCAGACCCATTGAAAAAATTGTTACAAGATAGTTATATAGACCCAATTCTTGGAACAACCCAGTTACAAGAACTTTCAGATAATTTTATCTCAAATATTATTGAACGTAATAAATGGGAAGATACTGTTGCACCCAAGATTTCAAGAGAACTTAGAAATGCTTTTGATTATAAGATCCCTATGGTATTAAAAAGAAGACTCAGTGATCAAGATTTGCAACAATTTTATTTAAGATTTGCGCATAGATTAAGTATGGCTGATATGCCCGACAGAGACCAATTTGCTGTTGCCTTAGGACGTGATTTGTATAATATGGCAAATCTTAACGGATCAAGAAATACTTGGTATAATACGGGTATGGAGTTGCTTGAATCCAAAAATGTAAATGAATTCTTTGAAGTTGAAACATATGGTGTTCAAAAGAGAAGAATGAAAAGTCGTTTGAGTGGGCAATACTTCGGTCCATATTATGATTCATTGTCTTTCAATATAAGAGTGACTGATCCAAGAATACAAGAATATTCACAACTTGTAAGAAAAGTTGATGTGGGTTTACGTGTTGGGGTAACAACCAAAAAGAACAAATTAGTATTTAGAGAAGGTTATAAAACATATTTTATTGATCGTGGTGTACTCGGTCTTGAAGATACAAGA